ATCCAGTAAACTTATTTACGTTACTTTGCAATTGAGCGACAGATGGTGAGGTAACAGAAACGTTATTCGGTCCTGTTGAGTTACTATTAATTGTAGCTGTTGTATTAGTACCTGTACTATACGTAGCTGTAATATTGTTTGACATTGTTACCTTGTTAATATTGTGTTATTATAACAATATTTATAATAATAAGGTACTAAATCAATCTACAATTATGTATTTTCAACTACTTTTTATCAGTATCAGCGCCAGTTGTTGAAGAATTAGTTTCAGGTTTCTTTAACTCTATACCTAATTCCTTTGCGATAGCGTTATCATAGTGAGCTTGTAGAATTGCAATCTTTTCTAACTCTAAAGAAAGTTTGATTTTAGTTGCTTGCAAATCTTGTCTTACTATAATAGAATTGTAAGTTTTAGTTGACAATTCACTTTTCTTATAGTCTTTACCTTCTATAGTAAAAGTTGGTTCTGTCGCAGGTGCTGTTGTTGAGTTGATATTTTCACTACTCATGTTATATTTCTCCTTATTTATTATACGTTAGGTCTAACCGTCATTAGACCTTCAATTACTCTTGTTACGGTACCTGAAGAATCTGTTATATCTAAATCATAAACATATCTTGCAGGTGCCTCTAAAGCTGCTGTTTGCGTTGCAGTTAGTGACATGGTGACACCACCAGTCGTTCTATCTGACGTAAATTCTATAGTTAAATCTGTACGTGTTCTTGTACTTGCATAACCCAAAGCCATCTTTGCAGTTGCCGTATAACCAGTTAAATCTAACGGACTTCCCGTACTATCTTTAACCGTTACGGTTGAACTGAAAGTTGTTCCTTGATCTATATTAAAATTTGCTACAGCTGCCATAGTACTATTTATACTCTATTTTGACTTTGTATTAAATACTTTTATTCTTTCTTTAAAGGGCAATCTCTCAATTTTCAAACCATCTCCATTTCCCCAACCAAATATTGCATTATTATATACATTATCAAAATATATTTCAGTACTTTGTTGATAGTATTCTATTTCTTCTTGTATGTTATTTGTAAATAAATCTACTATTGTATTAAATTTACCTGAATTCCTATCATACGTTCCCATTTCAAATTCACCAGAAGGTCTACAATTAAATTCTTGGAAACGTAATTTGCCAGTCTTTCTTTCTTTAGAAAATTCTGTAATCCCAATCCTGTTTCTAACACTTATATGATCTTTTAATTTTGTAAAAAACTCATGTATTATGGCAATATCCTCTTCTTCAAAACAATTAGTTGGAAATGGATACTTATACAAATATGCAATATTATTACCTACAACATTACCATCTCCAAATTTACCTAAAAAATGATTATATATATGATAGTCGCCATTATCATCAATTATAAAGTGTTGATCAATTGTATAATCATAATCAATATATCTTTGTATAAAATCATTTGGTCCTACTATATGATCTTTTTTATGGTCAGCAATTTTATAACCAGTACCACCACCTGAAAATCCCATGTCTGTTTTTACTATAATTTTATCATCAGGTCCTCCTTCATCTAAAGTAGGTATACCCATTAATTTACATACTCGGTCTTGTTCTTTTTTAGATACAAAAAACTTTAAAGCTCTTTCATCAAATTCTGTTTTAGGTTTCCAATGCTTCATAAGTTCATATTCCATTTTAACTATTGAATGTTCATCTCTATAGTTAATAATATATTCAGGTACAAAATCTAAATTTTTTATATAATATTGTGGATTTAAATATACTTTTTCTGGAAGAAATGTAGTATGTGGTTTTAATTTTTCACTTATATTAAAATGTGGATTATCGCCTATTTCAAACATCTTAAAATTAATGCCGTACTTTAAACAAAACTCTACTATAGTTTCATTTTTTTTACGAGCATTTAATATAAGAATATTTTTAGGTAAAAGTTTTCTATCAACGTTGTCTGCAAATAACATATTAAATTCTTTCTATTGTTCCTTGTTCTTCTTTAGCATTATATTCTTTATCATTTTTATCATAAAGTTCTTTTATTCTTAAACCATCAGTATAAAGAGTAGGCAAACCACTCTTTTTCATTCCGAGGTGTCTAGCATAAACTGCTGTTTTTTTATTTACTTGATGAGGTTGAAATTCATTAAGATCATCAATACTTAAATCATCACCTTTTTCTAAATAACCTGCTTTCATTGCATTTTTAATTAGATCAATTCCTTTTTGAGTTCTTACAATTACTCCATTAAAACCTTCGTTCTCTCCTTCAGGAGATCCACCACTCCATGTATCAAGTGCAGCTATGTCAGCGCTTTCACCTATTGCGTCAGGACAAATTTTACATCTAAAGTGCATTTTCCATGATTTCTCCCATGCACTCATTGAGTTAAATCCGCTTTCTTCAAATGTACCATTCCAAAAATTATTATATGTATCGTTATGTTCTCTACCATCTTTAGTTTTGATATACATAAGTCCAGGATTTCCATATCCTCTATATCTAAAAGTTTCTAACTCTTCCTCTTTAACATTAAAACCTTTTATGAAATCTTGTGATTTTGTAAATTCTGAAAAGCCACCACATACTAATGTAAGCAAAAATTTACAATATTTATTTACTCTTTCGTCTGATTTAGATAGTTGTCTTATAGCACTAATATCACAAGGTTTACCAATAAATGCAAAATTTTGATTTTTATCTAATGCTTCATTAAACTTACTTAAAGATGTAGCAGGACCATACCTTGATCTACTTTCACAATTTAATAAGTCTTCTTTATTGTAACTAAACTTTGGAATACTTCTCATTGGTTGATCAGGATCTCCTGCTGTATGCATAATAAAATCAACCTGTTTAGTTTCTAATAAGTATAAAGATAAACCATTTAGAAACCCTCCTGTGGAACTTTGAAATCTAATCTTTGGATCAGTAGACCACGAATAAAATAGAGAGTTATAATATCCCCAAATTAAATCATGTTTAGAATTTTCATTTACCTCTTCTTTTGCTAATCCTTCTACTAAAACACCAGGACATACTTTTTTTATTTTATCAAATTCTTCACTAGATAATGATTTAACTTCTTCAGGTTCTAACCGTCCTTTATCTGTCATTGAGATTGTAATTTTATCTTTACCAACAATACTTTGGCAAAGACCACATCCTATACAAAGTCCATTTTTAGTAATATCGGATAATGCAAATAACGTACTATTTTCACTCATATTCATATACTTATTTAGACGATAAATAGTTGACGATTCGTATGGAGTGTGTTATAATATAGTATGAAAAATGTTAATATAGTATGTACAAGTAAGCCTGGAGATGGCCTTCTACATTATAGTTATGAACATTGTTGTTTTCTTAATGATCTAGGTATAAATGCAAAATTAATTATTGTAAGAGATCCTAGATTTTCTCAACAGACCTACATCAATGCTATAAACGAGTGTTATATAAAATATGAAAATATAATATTTGATTTTTACACACCAACAGCAAATGATATAACTTTGATTATGGGTAGAAGTCAACTAACTTTGGCATATCTAAACAAACGTAATTACGATAACGATCAACTACTAACTTTACATCTATTGTTTAGTGGCAATCTTATATCTGTATATTCTGAAAATCATCCTAAAGAATATCCTATTGCGTTACAACATTTCAAACCTAAAAAAGTAATTGACTTATGTGACCATGACGTATATGAAAATGGTATAGGCGATCAGTTTGAAAAGATAATTAATTATAGTATCTACAAACCTATAAAAGAAGATATACAATACAAGTATTTGTTTTTAGGCACAAATGAAATATATTATAAAGAAATAGAAAAACACATACATAATTATCCTGATCACGGCATTATAACATACAACGACAAATTTATAAACCCTAAACTAAACAATCTAATGGTGCCTATCAAAAATATACTAGGTAAGTTTGAAACATATGTATATACAAAACCTAACTTTGATCCTGCACCTCGTTTATTTAATGAGTTTAGATGGTTGAAAAAAGAGGTGATTTATTTAAGGGATAAATATAAACGTGATGGTGGCAGAGTGTATTGGGAAAGACCTGCAAAATGTTTAACTGAACAAAAAGATAAAATAGAAAATTTATTATCTGTAATTTATGAATAGTCAATTTTTTACAAGAGATATAGGTGAAAATCCTGGCGTCAATGTTGATCTATCAGCAAGATGTGGATTAGAATGTCCTAGATGTCAAAGACAAACTTATTATAAAAGTAATAAAGAAATACCTGGACATGATTTAACGATAGAAGACTTTATGAAAATAACTGATTTTTTTAAATCAATAAATTTCTGTGGTCAGTTATCTGATCCTGTGCATAACGAATACTTTATTGATATATTAAGACTATGTAAAATGAAAAACGTTGACGGTGTTATACAT